GGTCGCCGCATTGCCCTCAAATTCTATATAAAGGATGTGGTATGGCTCACTCCTTCTTGCAATCGATGTGTTCATACCTGAGGGCAAAAAAGCCATGCGATGACCCACAAGGCGAGCGTGGCATATCACTGTGGCGGAATAGGTAGACGCGCAGCGACTGGTAGGAGGGCTATGGAAAGGTTGATAATTAGTCCTCTCTGCGCCAGGACGACCAGTCGCGAAATTATCATGTCAGGTGCAAATCCTGACCAGTGATATAGGAACACATGGCAGACGTGCTTTATTGATACTGGGTCCACGAATGTGGGTAGGTTAAATCTTATCAATCCCAAGCAAAAAACATGTGTTCCGATCTATTGTTTACTGCGCTGGCTTGTATGGTCAGTAAAAACCAATGTCCATCTGGTATGCAGTTTGAGATGACCAACTCTTGGCGGTATCTGTGCTAGAAGAACCGTTAGCCGTGTGGGTGAAGATCACGCTCGCACGCATCTGGTCAACAAGCAAATCAAGTGACTGCACTGGCCCGAAGCACCAGTTAGCGTGGAGCGGTACCACGGTTGACTATTGCCCACCAAACTCCCGAAAGGAAGCGAAGACCGCCTGGAATCGGTCGGGGGCTGAAAAAATGAGTCACCTCACGATGGTATCCGGTTGCAAAATCGGGTACTATTTTTGTGAGGTGATTCAAAAATGGATAAGAAGGAAATTTTGGAAATGATCAATGATCCCGGTTCGATAATGAGGGCAGAGAACCAACAAATGAAGGACCGTATTCGACAGAAAAAGCTGTCAGATGAAGACCGGGTCTCGTTGATTACTGAAGGGACGGGAAGCCTTATCAAAACGGGAGCAAAGGCTCTTCTGAATGGGAACTTGGGTGATCTGATTTTTGACACTGTCGAGTTTGGTGACAAAATGTCAGAGCGCTTAACCGAGGTCAAAAAGTCGCTTGTCATTGCCGATTATGTGCAGCAATCTGACAATCACCAAAAAGCGCTTGAACGGTTGACCGATCTTCTTACTGACCCATATGGGTTAACCCTTTACTCAAAAATCATCAGCATATTGAACGATTCACCAGCTGATGGAGACATGATGAAAGTATTGGCAAATGTGCTTGGAAATTTATCTGTAGAGAATGACTTTCGAAAGGTTTTCTCTGATACGAAGAGTCTATTGTCTATAATTGACAAGCTATCTCCACAATCTCTATTTTTACTGAAGCAAATACCTGGTTTTCAGAGAATTAGAATAATGAATATAGGCGAAACATCTATTCTTGGTGACGCAGCTATTAAAAGCGACTTACCTGGTTATATTGCAAATGCATATTCCAAATATTTACATCAGCAAGGAACAAGCGTGAGTGAAGATGCCATATACGTTGCAATTCGGGAACTCCATTCATTTAGCCTTTCCAAAACATGGAATTTTGGTAAGGCTTCTGGAGAAAAAACAAATTTAATTGGAGAATCGTTAACAGAAATCGGTAAAAAACTGCTGAAACTGATTTCATAAGATAAAATACGTAAGGCGTCTACGGGCGTCTTTTTTTATTGGAGGCGTACGTATGCAAAAAGAATTGCTAATTTGTAGCACAAAAGAGCAATCCGAAATGTATCAATCAAAGGTAAATGACGACGAAATCAAGTGTGTATCCGTTAACGTTTTGCTTCACAAAGACGGTCTTAGCATTCGGCATTACGGCGTCGCACCAGCTTTGTGGACACAGGCTCAATACGATAAGCCACTGATGCGTAAGTTGGTACTAGTTACGAGAATGCTTAACAATGGACGTATGAGATTAGAGACACCTAACGTAAACTGATTTTGAATGATCAGCACTCTGCCAAACGGTTAGGTGCTATTTTTATACCCAATTTTGGAGGTGGTTTCATGCCCAAGATGATCCATTCCAAGTACGGCTATGAGCCACCTGAATATGTTAAGGCGGACGCCGAAATAGAGAAATGGCTGAAAGGACGTAAGAAATTGCAAGCAATTGTGTACACGAAGCCGGGTTGCATGAAGTGCCGGCAGACGGTGCGGCAGTTATCCAAGGCGATGCACACCAAGGATGTGACGGCAACTGCGGACGATATTAATGCACTCAAAGCTGGCGGCGTCCAGTCCATGCCAGCAGTTTACATATTTGAGGGCAGCAAGCCAATTGACTATTGGTCAGACTTGCGGGTTGACAAGATCAAACAATACACGGAGGGATAGGCATGCTATTCGATAATGCTAAAGGCCAAAGCAAACGGATACCTACTAATCAGATGCGACTACCAGTGCCACCAAAAATGGATGGATGCCTGCCAACTCGTGCCACTGCAACTAAGAAATACAAAGACAAATTGATCGGGAAAATAAATGCTGCAATTGAAAAGAACATCGGTACTGCGGACCCAATTGATGTGGGCGTTATCAATTACAATGTAGCAGTCGTCAACGAAGTGATTGAATCATTGAAGGATTACGGATGGGATGTTAGAAGCATTTATGGCGGTGGACAAGACCGTGTGGCAATAATTACATTATCTTAGGAGGAAAATTCATGAGGAGTGATGGGCATGACTAACACATCTTATACGGGAGATGTTCACAGCCACACTGGTCGTGCACACTTCTATCGTTCAGCCGAATGGAAAGCATTGCGCGAACAGGTTCTTGAACGTGACCACTATGAATGTCAATGGTGCAAAGCAGAAGGACGCGTGACCACTGGTAATGACATGACACTGGAGATTGACCACATCAAGACGCTAGAAGAACGTCCAGACCTAGCACTTGATCCGGATAACCTACGTACACTCTGCCGTGACTGTCACAACAAGCGCCATGGGCGATTCAATTACCGACGGTACGGGCGACCACATAATCCATATGCGGCGGACGAAAAGTGGTGAGAAGACACCCCCCCGGGGTCAAAAAATAGAATGTATTTTCACAATCGGGGACCGGTGGACAGGCTCGACTTCCGCAAAAATGTTTCCTTTTTCTCGCGCGAGGGGGGGTACCCTATACCAAAAATGGGAGGTGATAATCCATGGACAAGCTAGATAAGCTTAAAAACAGGCTCTTGTCTCAGATAGACAAGACTAATCCAATTGAAACTGAGAAGGTGGACCGATATGTTTCAATGGTTGACATGTTCTACAAGCTTCAAAAAGAAGCTATCAAGCAGCCAATTATTGAAATTGATAATGGCAGTCAGCATTTCACTAAATCTAATCCTGCTTTGGCTGATATGAACAAGATCAATGCAAGTCTAATTTCGCTTGGCAAGGACATGGGATTGTCCGCTCCGCCTGGCATTGATGGAAAGGGTACGGGATATGATCCTGATGATCTGCTTTGATTCATAATAAGTATGTTGATGATTACATCAAGGATTATGAAGAAGGTCACTTGCTGTTTAATAAGGAACGTATTCAGCTTGTTGATTATCTAAAAAAGTCTGTGCTATCTGACGACACACTGCATTTTGACAACGAACAGATTGAGAACTGCATTAAGTTCAGTGAGAAGTGGTTTTTCAAACTTCAGCCGTTCCAAAAGTTCTTGATTGCGTTCGTTTTTTTGTATCACGAAGACGGGACCAATTATTATGAAGACTTTTTGTGGATGATGGGCCGTGGATCTGGTAAAAATGGGCTAATCTCTGCGCTCGGCACATTTTTGATTTCGGAGTTCAACGGGGTTCGTGGATATAACGGATCTATCGTTGCTAATTCAGAAGAACAGGCGAAGACATCAGTATCCGAAATTAAAGACGTAGTGGACAGTAGTCCAACGCTTGGCCGTGCGTTTTACGCGACAAACGCCCAGATTAAGTCACGTCGGACAAACTCGACGCTGAAATATCGGACGTCAAATGGTAATACCAAGGATGGTTTGCGAGACGGGTTCGTGATTTTTGACGAGATCCACGAATACCAAGACGATTCCAATGTCAAAGTGCACTTATCTGGCCTTGGCAAGAAGACCAACCCTCGTGTTTTCTTCATTGGGACCGATGGATACGTTCGCGATGGGTTCATCGATACCAAAAAGAAACAAGCCGAAAGTGTTTTGAAAGGAAAAGCCGCACCTGATTTTCTGTTTCCATGGATTTGCAAGATTGACAGCGAGGCCGAAATAGACAACCCCAGGATGTGGGAAAAGTCGGTGCCAATGATCGTCAAGCCATTGTCTACATATGGTAAAACCTTATACCGGCAGATTAAGAAAGACTATGACGCACTTGTGGAAGCGCCAAGCGGCCGTGAAGAGTTTTTG